CTGTCAATGGTCTCAAAGGTGTCTAACCTCACGGCATGGAGGGCTATCTGGGTGCAAGCGCACTCTTGGCAGTCCAAGCCGCCAGTCTCAAAGTCCAATGTGAAAGCCACTATCGGCTTCTTCTCGTCATTTGTTGCCATATATCTGTTCGTTTATCTGTTCACACAATGTCTTTATTTTCTCGTCAAACGCTTCCAACGTGCCGTCATTCCTCACGATATAGTCATAATAGCCGTCAGCAAGCGCAATGCGGTCATCGTCTCTTTCCTTGCGCTCATCGCTGATGTCTTGCCGCTCGTCTCTCTCGATTTTTACCGTGATGATGTGTATCGGTATCGGGAGTGTCTTTACTTTCATTTCCAACAGCCCTTGCTCGTCTATCACATAAACAAACGGAAAGAGATTTTCATATATCTGCTCCCATGTAGTCCAGTAATGATGTCCGCCGAAGAACGTGTAGGCGCACATCTTTTCTCTGGGCGGCATCTTCTTTTTGCTCACGAACCAATGCTCCACGCCGTTGGTCTCGTCGTCTCTCCTGCGTCTGGTGGTGTACGACACTATCGCCTTCCAACCGCACAGACGTTGCATGAGGAGCGAGGCGTGTGTCTTGCCCGCTCCCGAACAGCCCACTATGGCTATCATTGTCTTTCCTGTCATACGATTGCTATGATTGATGATTTGTATAATTGTAGATTGTTGCCACCAGAGAAATCACTGTATTTCACCTGTGCGGAACATATCAGCATCTTGCTCTTGGCGTTGCTCAACGTGCCGCCATTCGTCACGACGGCTCTTGCCCTCATCCATTCGTCATTCCAGATGACAAGTTCCGCAAGGTCGTTGTTCTGCTGCAACAGTATCTTGCAGAACATCTTGCTCTCACCAGTCTTCTTGTCCTTGTATTTTTTCTCTTCTATGTCGGCGACGCTTGCGCATATCGCCACGCGCTTGCCGTCATAGTCGGGGTCTGCCACATTCTTTAGCAACGCCCATGCCGCCCTGCCCTTTATCTTGGGCTTCACGGCGGAGTTGTCGTAAATGCGCTTGTAGTCTATCGAACCGATGCCGCTGACGGCTATCTGCTGCTGACTCCAGAAATAATGCTTGTCACGGAGGTCTGTGGGTATGTCTTTCTCTTCTATCTTGAAACCCAAGCATCGTGCGGCTTTTTCCAAAATGGCATAGCGTTCCACAACCGACTGGGCGTTCTCCACCTTGTCAAAACATCCTGCCAATATCAGATGTCTGACGTGCCTTGCGTTGACAGGGCATTTCGTCACCTCGTCAGGGTCATCGGGGTCGTCCCAGTATTCGTATTTCTTCAACTTATATCTGAATATCCGCTCAACGAAATTCTCTATCGAGGCGTATGCCCCTCTCGCAACCCGCTCTTCCACTATCCATTTGGTAGCTTTTGCTCCCAACATTTTGATGCGCGACAGCGACCAGAATATTTCGTTTGTGGCATAGTCCGCCGTAAAAGTCTCGCCGCTGACGTTGATGTCGGGCGGCACGGTCTTTGCCTCGCTGCACAGCTCCATCTCGCTCATCAGCGTGGGTATCTCGTCATCTTTCGCCCATTGTAACGCCACGGTATAAAAAGCGGTAGGATAATTGGCTTTCAGATAAGCCCCTGCGTAGGCGGTAACTGCGTAGGCGGTGGCGTGCGACTTGTTGAAAAGATAACTTCCTGCCACCTCAAACATCTCCCAGATAGCGTCAGCGTCCTCTTTCGGACAACCTTTGTCTCGTGCGCCTGCAAGGAACTTGTCTTTGTAGGCGTTTATCTTGTCCTGCTTCTTCTTCGATATGAACTTCACCAATTTCACGCCTTCGCCCAACGATAAGCCGCCCACCTCGCGGGCTATCTGCGCCAACTGCTCTTGATAGCACAACACGCCGTAGGTGTTTTTCATGGCGTTGTATGTTCCCCACAAATACACTGGCGCGGCATCGCCCAACTTGCAATCGACATACCTGTCCGTAGAGCCTGACTCCAACGTGGCAGGTCTGAACAAGGCGTTGGCGGCTATAAGGTCATCAATCTTCTCTGGTTTCATGCTCACCAAAAATTTTGTCATGCCCTTCGACGAAAACTGAAACACGTTCTGTGTATAACCCTTTTGTAGCAGCGCATACACTTTCTTGTCGTCCAATCCGCTCTGCACAATGCCTTGAAAGGTCAGCCCTGCGTCATACTCCTTGTTGCATATCGCTATCACGGCTTGCAATTTCGACAGTTCCTTGATGCCCAAGCAGTCATTCTTCAAAAGTCCTTGCTCATCTAACACATAACCATCAAACTCACTGACAAGCATATCGTCAATCTTCTTTATCGGCGTGAAGTCGAAGCACTCCATATCCTTGCCGTCCTTGTCATCGGGCGTTACAAGCAGGGCTGAAGCGTGTATGGACGAGGAGCGTGGTTGCCCCATCAGCGTCCTTATGTCTTCTATCACTTGCGGATAGTCCATAATAAAGGCTCTCACTTTCTTGTTCGTAGCGGCCAAGATGAACAAGTCCGTCCAGCTCATCTTGTCATCGTCAAAAATGGCGGTGATGTAATTGACGATATGCACAGGCACTCTATGCACTCTCGCCACGTCCTTCAACACGGCTTTCAGCTTCAAGGTGGTGAACGTTCCTGCGGAGAACACACGTTGCTTGCTGTTGTGGTTGTAACGCCGTTCTATATACTCTTTCACTTCCTGCCGCCTGTCGCTCTGAAAATCGCAGTCCACGTCGGGCAATGAGCCACTATCTCCTTGCAGATAACCCTTGTCAACGAAGCAATCAATGGTCTTGACCGCCTCATTGCTCCTTATATGTCTCGTCTTTACTACTTTCATACAGTCTCGTCAATAAACATCAATAATCAGAGTCGCATCGCTTGCCATACCAGCCACCATCGCTCTTGTATGCCCGCTCGAAATCCGTCAGCGCATATTCGGGTATCACCATCTTCTGCGTGATGTATGCGTCCGACACGATGCCTTCCAACGTTCTGCAACGACTCAATGCCACATACAGCTGACCCGGACAGAACGTCTTGGCTACATGAAGCACAATCTTGTCAAAGGTCAACCCCTGGCTCTTGTGTATTGTGATAGCCCACGCCAAAGTCAAGGGGAACTGGGAGCAAGTGCCTATCTTCTGCGCTTCAATGGAATCGTCTTTCAGCACATACTGGTTGTTCTCCCAAGTGAAACGCTCGAATTTCACCACCCTGCCATTATCTATCTTCACGGTAACGCTGCCGCTGTCCAGACCGACAACCACACCCAACATTCCGTTGTAATAGCCTTTCTGCGCGTCATTCGTCAAAGCCATGACCCTCGCGCCGTCACGCAGCCTCAAATGGAGGTCGCAAGGTATGGAGGTCTCTGGGAACTTGTCTTGTATATCTGCGTCATAGACAAAGGTGCTTTGCCCAAGTTTCTCAGCGTTTATCCTTTCCACATCGGCTTTGTGGGTGCAGATATGTATGCCGCCATCGTATGACTGGCTCGCAGCCTTGTCTTTCAGCTCGCTCAACATATCCAACTCATCCGACGTGACACTGTAATTCCGAATGTCGTTCAGTATCTTGATGAATGTCTCATCGGTCTGTCGGAATATCTTTGTCAGCTCCGCCACATGAAAGCCTGTACGCTTGAAAACCAATGCGTTGAAGAAATAGAAGTCGTCATAATACTCCTCCAATATCTTCCTGTCCTGCTTCTTTACCACAGGAGGCAACTGGAACAGGTCGCCGAACATCACCACCTGCACGCCGCCAAACGGCTCGTCCTCGTTCCTCACCCAGCGCAGTTTCCTGTCAACGGTGTCAAGCACATCGGGGCGCACCATGCTCACCTCGTCGATGACAAGCAGTTCCAAGCGCAGCAGCAACTCGGTCTTGTGCGCCGTAAACTTGTTCTCTAATCTGTCGTAAGGAGAGATAGGACCGAAGGGGATGCCAAACAGACTGTGCAAAGTCATACCGCCAGCATTTATGGCGGCGACACCTGTCGGAGCGGCTATCATACAGCGTTTTCTCGTGTGGGCAATTAAATGTTTCAAGAAGGTGGTCTTGCCCGAACCTGCCTTGCCTGTCACAAACACATGGTCGTCAGTGTGTTCCACCAACTCCATAACCTTGTTCATTTCTTCTGTCAAAATCATATCTGTAATGTTTTTAATTGTTTATCTCGTCTAATGTGAACACTACATCCCTGTTGTCAAACAAGATGTCGTCACCTTCGCGCAACTCGTCAGCATAAATGGCAATCGGCTCTTCCTCGCCACCCCGTCTCACCAACAGTTGCGCGTCCGTGTCTATCTTATAGACCTTGCCGTTCTCCAACACAACCTCCACATAGTCTTTCGAGTCTATGTCATCGCCCACGACGGTAACGTCCGATGGGTACAAGCCTGCACGCTCTGGCAGCAGGAAACGCTCAAACAGCAGGTCATACTTGATAGGGTCTATAAGTGTGATGCCAAGTAAGTAAAGCACCAAACATCCGCCCGCCGAGCCACGTCCGCAGCCCACCAATATGCCGTTGCTACGCGCCCAGTTCACAGTGTCGTATTGCACAAGCATATAATCCACATTGTTGGTTGACTCTAACACATATATCTCGTGTTCCAACTGCTTCCTGTAACGCTCTTCCTCGCCTTTTGGCACTAACTTCTCAAAGCCGTCTTTCAACAGTTGCAGGAACATTGTGTGCCTGTCGCCGTACTTTTCTTTTTCTTCTGGTGTCATGCTGTATTGCGGCATGAAGTTCCTGTCTGTCTCAAATCGCGCCTTTGCGCCATCAGCTATCTTCACGGTGTTCGCGCAAGCCTCATCGAAGATTGCCGCCACATCCCAACGTGCTTCGTCAAAGAGCGGACTAATTGTCGCCCATTGTTCGTCCAAGTCCTTGAAATACTGGTCGTCGCTTTGCTCATGGGCTGCGCCTGTGGCTATCTTGTTCAAGATGATTTTGTTCCGTGCATCGCCCTTGTCTAAATAGTAGCAGTCTTGTATCAGCACTGGCGGCACTTCTCCGTTCTTGTATAAATGCTCGAAATAATATTTGGCGGCTTCTAACACTCGCGCGTCTATGCGCTCGGCTTTGTATTCCGACAAGTCCAACTGCCAATAACAAGCGTCAAAGTATTTCCGAAACGCTTTTAGGTCTATGCCGCCAAGCCATTGTGCGGAATATTTGTCAAACACTATCACGTTACCCCTGCCGTATGCCAACAGGTCTTGCAGGTCAATGGTCTTGTCTGTGGAATCCACGTTGATAGCCTTCTGTATGCGCAGCAAGTTCTGCAAGCCTTCCTGCGTCTGGCAATATATCTTCGCCCCCGTCTTGTCCGTGCCGTTGCTGAAATCCAACGAATAACCGAACACTGGAGCAATGCCAGCAGCTTTGCATTCTTTCTGCAACAACAGGGTTGCCGCCATCGTGTTATGGTCGCAGATGCCTATCGCTTCCTGCCCCAAATATTTTGCCTTCCTCACCCAGTCGCCGACAGAAAAACTGCCGTTCAACAGCTCGTAAGGGGTATGCACACCCAAGTTGGCAAAGGGCTGCTCGTGCGTCAACGCTTCTCTTTCGCCAATATATTTCAGTATGTTGAAGCGGAAATCCTTGCGCGTGTCATAATAATACCAGTTGTCGCCAAATTTGAACACGATATAATTGATGCCCTCATCTTGCAAGGTCTGCACGTTTTCCATCGTGTTAAACTTCACATTGCCGTCAGCGTCGGTTCTGAAGATGGATTTCAACAGATTGGCATCCTCGTAATACATCTTGCCAAAACCGATAATCTCTATCACGTCATCGTCAACTTCACGATAGCGTATCTTATTGCTCTTCAGCCAAACAATCAATTCCTCGCTCATAGTTGTATCTTTTGTAACCTGTATTCTGTCGCAGTCTTCAATCCAAAAGCAAACACATCATAGACATCCCAGAAATCCATGCTGTCAAAATCCTGCGTGGGGTCTTCAATGTCCGCCACATACACATCGAAATAGGAGCGCAGCCGCTCGGCGGTGGTCTTGATAGCCTCCGCAGCGTCGCCGTCATAGCCTATCACCACCGTTTCCACGCCTTTCCGCTGTATCTTGTATATCTGCACATCGGAAATTTTCTTGCCGAAAGTGGCGACAACGGCTATCCTGCGGTTGTCATACAAGTGCAGCTTCCTCGTCAGGGCGATAGCGTCAAAAACGCCTTCCACCAATATCACGGTGTCGGTTTCGCCTTCCTTGATAGCGTCATAGTTGTACAGCAGCTTCACAAAGTCGTTGTCGGTGCTGTTGTTGTACCGCCTTATCTGATACTTGCCGCTGCGACGTGCCTTGCGGTTATAGTCGTCAATGGCTTGCTTGTCCCAGATATGTCTTGCCACATATCCTGCCACATCGCCATTGTCTATAATCGGGAATATCACATAGTCGTTAAATTTCCAGTTCATCCCTCTTGTCGTGCCTACTGGGAAATATTCATAGTCGGCATCAACAAACCCTCGCTTGCGTAGGTACTTGTTGGAATAGGTGCGCTTGTAGTGTTCGGGCATTTCCGACACGTTCAGCGTGTCGTCCAACTCGTTTTCATCGTCTTCCATAAAAGAGAAATCATCCAAATGCTCGGCGGCATGGAGGTCAAAGGTCTCTGCGACCATCAGGTCTGTCCTGCCAATGTCCCGCAACAGTTCTTCTAATGTCCTTGTGGAATGACCGCACGAGAAGCAATGCGCCATAAAGGGCTTCTTCGTGGCGGTCTCTGTACCTATATAGATGCCGAACTTGCCGCCAGCATGACCGCAATAGGGACATATCTCCACAATGAGATTCTTCCTGCTGCCATCGGTCTTGGCGTGCAGTTCTATGGCAAGCTCGTCTATTATGTGTTGTCTGTCTTCCTTATCCATTATCTTTAGTTTTTCACTTTCTCAATGTTCATCGTCCTTACCCTGTCATAGAAGCATTCATTGTCATAATCAGTGGCTATCTTGATAGGGTCGCCTTTCTTGAAGAATCTCGATTTTGCCACATATAGCCGCATCGTGTTCTCGCGCATCTCGTTCTGACTTTGGTTCAAGGTGATGAGGTGGGTAAGCGGACGGCTCAACCCTTTCGCCTCCGAACAGTTGTACTCGGTCAGCACATTGTTCTCGTCATTGAGCCATTCCCTGTTCTCTATGGTAGCCTGATAGGTCACGACCATCCACACTTTCTCATCGCCCGCCAAGTCTTTCAAGTCATTGGCAACGGCAACTCTTTTGTGCCGCTCTCCGTTCTCAGTCCATTGCCGGCCACTGGAATCGGTAAGCAAGTCCATAGAGTCTATAATAACCACGTCGGGCGACACGCCATAGAGTTTCTTGTATTCGGCAATGCCGTCCTTGATGTCAGTGGTTGACACTTGGTTGGCGAACTTCGGGAACGATTTTATCTTCAACGTGCCAGACATCGCCTTCACTTGTTCCAACATCTTGTCCAAGTCCCTGTCCTTCAATGTGCCTGTGCTGTATCTGTACGAACTGCAAGCTACAAGCGAGGCGGAATAGGCATCGGTGGTCTCTTCCTCACTGCCTTCCAACTGAAAATGCAGCACGTTCAAACCGTCTATCTGACAGGCGCACTTGCCTATCCAGCGGGCGGCATGGCTCTTGCCCACACCAGTAGGGGCAAGGAAGCAGGTCAACTGGGTACGCAGCTCGCGCCCCTCGTTCATCTCGTCCAAACCGTCAATATAAAAGCGGGTGATGCTCTTCAGCTTGGCTTCTTGGTTGTGTCGCTCCCTGTTCCTGCGGAAACGTGACTCAAAGGTCTCGGCGACATCCACAAAACTGTTGCGCTGCAAACTGAACTCGTTTTGCCATTCGGCGAACTGTTGCAGCAGCTTCATGGCCTTGTCCCTGTCTTGCTTGGCATACAGCTCGCCAATCTCCTTGTAGGTTTTCTGAAACTTCACCTGCCGCAGGTATTCCTCAAACTGCTCCAAGATGACATCGGGGGCGACACCCTCGGCACAGTCCTTGATGTCATTGAGCAGGGCGGTAACTTCCCTGTTGGCTGACACTATCTGACTGATGATGTTCAGCGTCGGGGCGGATTTGTGGGCAGCGTAATACTTGCACAGATAGCCCTGCAACACTTGGAAGTCTCTCCCAGGCAAATAGGATTTTTGCATATACCTCACCACCAATCCGCACACATAGTCGTGCGTGAAACAGGCGTAGTATAACTCAAACAAAAAATCTTCCGTCAATACATTATCTTCTCTTGTCATATTTCTTCCTGTCTTAAACGATAC